CGGTTGGTGCCAGTCTGTGACCCATGCCATAAGTTAAAGAATATATTACCTTCACCTTTAGCAGTAGACAGACAGATTACACGACCACCTACGTCAGCAATTGGCTCTATTGATGCCCAGGCTTCCTCAGGATTAGGCAAGAACGCCATCTCGTCGATTATAGCCAGATACACCGATTCACCTCTAGCAGGCTCGTTAGCTGATGGCATTGATTCAATTACCGAGTCATTACTAAAGGACATCTTTAAAACGTTGTTCTGTAATAGTTCAGGACCAGATAGTCTCATCCAGTCAGGTATAAATTTATAAATATACTTAGCCTTCTGCAGTAGCTTTGTAGCTTCTCTTTCAGTCTTTGAAAGCATAACTACGAATCTGTCTGGCCAAAAGAAGGTAATCCAAAAGGCATAAGCTGCAGCCAGGGTGGAGAATCCAATCTGACGTGCTTTAAGAACTATTGTATATCTATCAGACAGCCAAGCTTTAACAGTTTCTTTTTGCGCGTCCCTTAAAACAAAAGCAATGCGTCCTTGATTAGGATGTTTAATATAAGCATAGTTTTCACAGAAGAAAGCAAATGCTTCTGCTAGTTCTGCTGGTGTTCCGTTCTCTGGACCACGGCATTTTCTAAAGTTATATTCATTTAAGAGTTCATCTAAGTTCACGCCAAAACTCCAATCCAGAATAACGCTTTATTGTCTCTGGCAGGAACACGTCCTGTGGTCTCTTAGACACCTTCTGCACTTTGGGTCGAATCGTGTGTAAATCCTTGATGCCTGTAAGAGATTCTCTCGAGATGCCTGAGCTGTCAACAATGTTTTCAAATTCGTGATTGTATTTCGGAATTTCCAAGAAGTCATAAATTTTATTAATCTCCTTCTCTGGGTCAGTTATAAAATCATCATAGTCAACAAAGTGAAACAAATGTCTATACTCTGGAACTAAAGCATACTTCATATTATGAAGGCATGCAAATATATCTTTATCTTCTTGCATTAATAAATCTGCTCTACGGTCAGCTAATGGTTTATTTGCTGGCGTATTTGTTAATACTGCTTTATCTATTTGATTATTTGCGGAATCTGGATGAGCATTAATAATGCTGTCAAAAGAAACTAGTATGTCTAAAATATTTCTTACTGGACAAATTATCTTAATATTAGCACTGATATATCTTGCAATCATTTCTACACCAATTGGTGTTGGCCAATTTAAGTTTTTGTCAATAATATATTGAGCTGATTTGTCTTTATAAAAAGCTTGTGACATTTCGTGTAAGACTTCTGCCATTGCATCTGGTCTTTGATAATCAATATACTCAGGACTTGTATGTGACTCAAATACACCCTTCATCATTGTAAACAGTGGACTTGCCGGCGTTACCCAAACATTTGGATTCTGATTTAATATTTGACTAATGATAGTTGCACCACTGCGTTGTAGTCCAGCTAAAAAAAATATTTCCTTCATTTGTTTTCCTTCGTAAATTTAATTATGCGTTTGTTGCCATTACATACCAGCTAGTACCATCATACACTATTGTAGCGAATGTTCCTGCAACAGCTTTACAAATGTCTGTTTGTGCTGCGCCGCCTGTGTGGCCAATAACATTGCTTGATGCAGACACAATCTTATGGTTTGCATGGTTTTGAAAAGTTATTGCGCGACCAATGTATTCTGTACCTGATGGCAAGGTGACCGTTAAGACTGAACCAGTTTTATTATTAATAACATAGTTTTCTGTATCAGCCAAAGTAAAGTCTGCTGTTTTAACTACAGGTGCAGTGCTAGCAAGATACTCTGTTACTTTAAGGTAACCAGTTACTGATACACGGTTTGTGTCACCATCAAAACCAATACCAGGAACTCTAATGTTTGTAACATTGGCGTCACCAAGTGTTATCTGATTGGATACTGTTGCAGTTGTTGCATCTGCGTTATAACCAATTACTGTATTATTAGAGCCTGTAGTTATGGAGTCGCCGGCACTTTTACCAATCAATGTATTTTGTATACCTGTATTTATACTACTACCAGCCCTGCTTCCTACTGCAGTATTATCAGATGCTGTTGTATTATCATTCAATGCAAGGTAGCCAATGCCGGTGTTGTCTGAACCAGTTGTATTGTCAACTAAAGCAAAGCCACCAATACCTGTGTTATATGAACCAGTTGTATTAGATTGCATTCCAGAAGCACCTACAGCAGTGTTATATTGACCAGTTGTATTGGCAACTAAAGTACGTGCACCAATACCAGTATTATTAATACCAGTAGTATTAACACGTAATGATTCAGCTCCAATAGCAGTGTTATCGCTTACTGTAGATGCACCAAGTGCAATGTCTCCAATTGCTACGTTTCTTACTCCAGTTAAATTCTCTTGTAGTGCCGTATTACCAATTGCAATGTTAGAATCTGCAGTAGTATTTTTTTGAAGCGCCGCGTAACCAATAGCAATATTACTAGAACCACTTGTCATGTCGCGCAAGGCTTCAGCACCAATAGCTATTGAAATTCCAGCAGTTCCGGTATAATTTTTTAAAGCATAATAACCAATTGCTATCCCTCTAGCGCCAGTACTGGTTTTTAATGCTTCATGTCCAATCGCTATGTTTTGAAAACCAGTTGTGCTTGAAGACAATGCAGCGTTCCCAATTGCAACGTTTGTACTACCACTTATAAGATTAAGCAGTGTGTTTACACCAATGGCAACGTTAGCAAATCCAGTTGTATTATTAATCATAGAAGCTGAACCAATTACAGTATTTTGGCCTCCAGATGTATTTTTTTCTAACGCAACACGTCCGACAGCAGTATTAGAAGAACCAGTCGTATTAGCTTTTAATGCTCCTTCACCAATTGCAACGTTATTGGTGCCAGTAGTATTAGCTTCTAATGTTTGAGAACCTACTGCGGTGTTACCAAAACCAGTAGTATTTGAATATAGGGCTCTATATCCAATTGCAACGTTGATAGTACCAATTGTATTTCCATATAATGACTGATAACCAATGGCAACGTTATTGGTGCCAGTTATGTTTTGAAACATTGACTGATGACCAAGTGCAACGTTATTGGTAGCAGTTGTAGCTTTTCCTAATGCATAATAACCGATAGCAACGTTAAATCCACCAGTAGTATTTAAGTATGATGCAAAAGAACCAATTGCTACGTTGAAACTACCCGTTGTATTAGCTTTTAAGGCATAATAACCAACAGCTAAGTTTAAGATACCAGTTGTGTTAGCCTGTAATGTTCTAGCTCCAATGGCAGTGTTTCCTACTCCAGTGGTATTAACCTCTAATGCTTGAATTCCAATTGCAGTATTTAAAACAGCAGTAGTGTTAGCTTTTAATGCTTTAAAGCCAATAGCTGTATTTCCTCCAGCGGTGTTATTTTGAAGAGCTTCATAACCAACAGCAACAGCACCACCATTTGTTGTCTGTTGTTCAAGAGCTGATTTACCAACAGCAACGTTTCCTACACCTGATGTAAGTTGACGAAGAGCTTCATAGCCAACAGCAACGCTATAGTCACTTGTAGCACCATTATAATAAAATGCTCCAAGCATTGCTTTATAACCAAGTGCAACGTTGTAAGAACCAGTAGTTGCGTTCCACATTGAGTAATAACCCAGGATTGTATTACCGTCACCACTAGTTATTCCATAACCTGTAGTTCTACCAATTGCTATGTTTTGATTTCCGCCAGTTGTTTTTGCTAACGAATAACTACCAATTGCAATGTTTTCGCTTTCTGTTGTAAGACCAGGAGTTGCACCATAACCACCAAGGGCATAAAAGCCAATACCAATGTTATTAGCACCAGTAGTAAGATTTTTAATTGAACCATTTCCTATAGCAATGTTTCTTGGACCAGTTGTTGCATCTTGTAGTGCATTGCGTCCAATTGCTATGTTGTTTGCGCCAGTTGCAGACACGCCATTCATTGCGGCAACACCGACGCCAATGTTGTATGGAGTTGTGCTATCGACGAATATGTTTGATACGCCAGGTCCCGTCGGTCCCGTCACAGTAGATGCTGCACCTGTAGGACCTTGTGCTCCTGTCGGTCCCGTCGGTCCCGTAGGGCCTTGTGCACCTGTCGGTCCTAATGCTCCCGTCGGGCCGGTGGCACCAGCTGAACCTGCGGCACCTGTGGGTCCGGTGGCACCTGACGCACCCGTGGCACCAGCTGAACCTGCGGCACCTGTGGGTCCG